TACAAATGGGTAAAGTCATCACCTCTCAGGGTCTACCGGAATTCATCGAAAATGGAACGATCACGCACGTTCCCGACCACAAGCCGGGAGCTAATGGAACTGCCTCTCCTGAAGCCAAGCCGCCTGAAAAGGCAGCTGAAGCAGCACAGAAACCGAAAGAGCCAGAGGCTAAAGCCGCTGAGCCGGTAGATGACGATGATGTGATGAAGGATCCCTCCCAGGAGGAAGGGATTTCGGAGTACATGCGCAAGAAGATTGGCAAGAAACACGCCAAGATGCTTGCTGCAATCGAGCAGGCAAACGAAGCCGAGACCTTCGCCAAGGGTCAATACGATAGGGCGATTCTGGCCGAGCAGCGCGCGGCCGATCTTGAGCGTCGATTGGCGGATGCCAAGCCTCCCGAGGCGCCCAAAACCGAATTGGTCAAGCCGGATGTGAAGGATTTCACCAAGGACGGGCAGGTTGACTGGCTGGCTTTCACGGATGCGAACAACGAGTACACCCGAAAGGCAGCCATTGAGGAATTTAGGGCCGAGCAGGCCAAGGAACGGGCGGCTTCCGAAACAGCCGCAAAAGTTGAGAGATTGACGGCATCAGCCCAGGTGGCCCGCAAGGCGCACCCTGATTTTGATGAAGTGATGGGTGCCTTGAATGGCACGCAGGCGGACATGGTTCCGCAGTTTGTTCTGTCCTATATCGAGGAGTGCAGCGATCCGGGCGAGATGAGCTATCTGCTCGCCAAAAATGCTGAAGATCGAGAACGAATTGCGAAACTAAGTCCCATTCGCGGCATCGCCGAGTTGGGCAAGCTCGAAGAGCGTCTCGCCAAGGCCGCTGAACCCGCCCCAAAGGCGCCAGCAGCCGAAGTGAAGCCTCCCGAGCGTGGTGGAGCACCGCCGCCGATCATACCCATCTCTACTGCCGGCACCGGAACGGTCAATGTTGACCCATCAACGATGCCGTACAAGCAGTTACGGAAGTACGAGGCGGAGCGAGAGCGCGCCAAACAGCGCCACTAGCTAGGTGCTCCTGATGCAACATCATTAGGAGAGATTGCCTTGACTCAACAGCTGCTCACGATGAGCTATATCACCAATGAATCATTGGTGGTGCTCGAAAACGAGCTGGTGCTAGCCAATCGCGTGACGCGCGAATATTCAGACGAGTTCGCCCAGACCGGGGCGAAGATCGGTAACACCTGCAATATCCGCCGTCCGCCTCGCTACATCGGCACCTATGGCCCCCATTGAACGTCGAGGACACGTTCGAGACATATATCCCGGTGGTACTTAACTATCAGTTCCATGTGGATGTGCAGTTCACGACCCAGGATCTTGCACTGTCGATGGACCAGTTCAAGAAGCGCGTCCTGCGGCCTCAGATTGCCACGGTCGCCAACCGTATCGATTCTGACTCGGCGCAGTACTACACCTACAACACGGCAACCTCTTTAGGGACGGTGGGCATTCAGCCCGCATCCTTCAAGATCTTTTCCGACGCCCGTGCGTTCCTGGCAGCTGAGGCGTGCCCGACGACGGGTGAGAAGAACTGCGTGCTGGATCCGATCACCATGTCGGCCTTCACTGATTCACAGGGTGGCAAGTTCAATCCCCAGAGCCGCATCTCGGAGTTCAACGAGAAGGGTCTGGTGACGAAGAACTATGCGGGCCTGGACTTCTGGGAGGATCAGAACATTCTGTCCTTCAAGACCGGGGCCATGACGGGTCTTACCACGACCACCACGGGCCTGTACCAGACCGCCACCGGCACGACTGCCATTCTCACCTCCGGGTGGGCGCAGCAGGGCACCATCGTTCTGGGCGGCTTTACGGCCTCCTCAGGCACTGCGGCACTGACGGTGGGTGATACCATCCAGTTCGCAAATCTCTTCCCTGTCAACCCGCAGAATCGCCTGCAGTACGGCCGAACCCCGAAGCAGTTCGTGATTCTGCCGCCTGGTGGGTTCACGACGCCTCCGAATGGCGCTGCGACGACGGGCATCTACTATGCTCCGGCAACTCTCACCAACGGTGCTTTCAATAACCTGACCGGCGTGTATTCGACGGATGGTTCCGGTTTTGTGCAGGTGACGATTGGTGAGGCCATCATCACCGGTGGGCAGTTCCAAAACTGCACCGGCACGATGACGGCGGGCACCACGACCTTCAGCGCCAATGGTGGCACGGCGGCGCAGGTGGGATCGACGGTTAGCCCTCAGGGGCTGTGCTTCCACAAAGATGCGTATGCGCTGGCGTTCGCGGATCTGCCGCTTCCTCGTGGAGTGGAGTTCGCCGCCCGAGCCTATGACGATGAGGATGTGGGCATGAGCATTCGTCTGGTGAGTCAGTATACAATAAATAATGACAGCGAGCCCACCCGTGCGGACGTATTGTACGGTCCAGCAAGCATTTACAGGCAGTTGGGCATCCGTATCAATGGCTAGTTGATGGTATATTTGACGTTTCTTAATCGGAGCGTCAAATCCATGAACGTGTACATCGAACGGCTGAAAGCGAAAGTGCAAATCGATCCCAATACCGCTTGCTGGAACTGGACCGCTTCATTGCGTCCGACTGGATATGGGCAGATGCGATACCTCGGAGCTACCGAACTGGCGCACCGCGTATCTTGGATGCTGTTCAGAGGACCGATTCCGAAGGCGGAGAATGTCTATGGCACCATGGGCATCCTTCATCACTGCGATAACCCGAAATGCGTGAATCCGGAACACCTTTTCATAGGAGACCAATCAGCCAATGCGAAGGATGCAGTTTCGAAGAATCGATGGGGAAAGCGCGGTTGCGTTGGAGAGGCGCATGGAAAGGCTAAATTGACTGAGAAGGATGTGCGGGCCATTCGCAAATCCACACTTTCTGCGAATGCTCTGGCCGAACGTTTCGAAGTGACCAAATCCACAATCCAGCACGTCCTAAAGCGACGTACTTGGACGCACATTCAGGAGTAAATTTTCCATGTCTAACGTAAATCCAGGCCCGGCGATCAATGGTATTCCCAGCTCCGTCGCAGGCTACATCCCGGTCAATGCCGGTCCCACTCCCAACTCCAACCCTGTACTTACCGATGCGCTGCGGTTGATCGCAACGTATCGAGGCGTCAATTGCGCACAGGCAGGGGACTATCCCATGCCGGTCATGAATACGTCCCGATTCGTGCCTTCCTTGGCATATGTTGCGGTCAACTCCGCCACGACGGTTGCCGCCTCAGCTGCATTTCTGTCAGCAGCCTCAGTTGGGATCTATCCCGCAGCAGCAGGAGCAGGTACCGCAATTGCTACGGCAGCTGCAGGACCTACTCTGGGAGCTTCGTTGACCTCCGTCACGACCATTACGGTCTCAACCACCAATGCGGTGACGGCAACCACGGTGTACTTCAGAGTCGGTACGGCTGCCACCACAGCGGCTTACTTTGACATATTCCTATATGGCTACGATTTGAGTTAATGATATCCAAGGCAAAGATCAGCGCTCTGAATGCCGGTCGAGTTCGTTCTGAAGATGTCCGGCGTCGCATGGCCGAAACCATGAAACGCTTGCGTCTTGAGCATCCCGAACTTTGGAGCCGAAAATAAATGGCAAAGTTTGAGTCCGGCACCCGCGTAATGTTCGCAACGCCCAGTTACGACTATCGGTACGAGGTGGATCACGTCTCGGCGATGACCGCCACTGCAATTCATCTCACCCATCTGAACATCGACATGCGGGTGAAGCATGTATGCGGGTGCTGCTTCATAGATCTGGCCCGCAATGACCTGGTACGCCATTTCCTGGCGACCGATTGCACTGATATGTTCTTCGTCGATGCAGATGTGGGCTTTGACTATCAGGTTGTTCCCAGATTCTTGGCCTCAAAACAGCTGATCGTAGCCGGTTTAGTGCCGAAGAAATGGGATCCCAATCAGGATCCCGACAAGCCTCCCTTCCACGACAATGCGATGACCGGGGTGATGCAGGATGGCTTGATGGAATCGTATGAAGCTCCTACGGCATTCATGCGCATCAAGCGGGAGGTGTTCGAGATACTGGATGCCGCCTATCCGTACTACAAAGAGTACAAAACCATGGGCCGCGGCACCCCGTATTTTCAAACCGGCTACGTGAAGGATCCTGACAGTGGTGAGGTCACCTTCATGGGTGAGGACATCTTCTTCAATCGCCAGTGGTGCAAGTTGGGCGAGAGGCTATGGATCGACACCGATGTGCAGTTCACGCACAGAGGCTCCCTGTCTTGGCGTGGCAACTACCTGGAACACGGCTTGAAGACCGGCCGATTCATCAAGAAGGACGATATTTCAAGTGCCGCGTGAGCTTCTGATTGGCTGCGGCAATTCTCGGGTCAAGCAGATCGCAAACAAGGGCCAGGAAGCCTTTGATGATCTGGTGACGCTTGATTCAAAGAGCGATTGCGGAGCGGATATCATCCATGATTTGGACATACTGCCGTATCCGTTCAAGGATGGTGAGTTCGATGAAATTCACGCCTATTGCGTGCTGGAGCACTGCGGTAAACAAGGCGATTGGCGCTTTTTCTTTGCACAGTTCTCCGAATTTCACCGCATTTTAAGGCCCAATGGCCTGTTTTTCGGGATCTGCCCGACCCATACGTCTGAATGGGCGTGGGGGGATCCCTCGCACACGCGCGTGATACCGCGCTTTTCATTAGGGTTTCTCTCCCAGAAAATGTACGAGTGCGACGTTGGAGTCTCCTCACGTTCTGATTTCCGATCCATCTATAAGTGCGACTTTTCCATTGCCTATGTCGGTGACTACGATGAGCACCGGCATTCATTCGTTCTACAAGCTTTGAAGGAGTAGTTCCATGCCCGGTGCATCCAATGTCCCCAGCGGCAATGTCGCCAACATGTTCATCCTGCAGCCCACGCTGACCTTCACTCCCACGACGATTGCCGGCACCACCGGATCTGAAGTCACAGCAAGCGTCCCTGGATTGCTCACGAATGACTTTGTGTATGTGAATCAGCCCGCTGCCCAGACCAATGTTGGGATCGATAATGTACGTGTGAGCGCCAATGGCGTGATGGCTATTTTGTTCTCCAACAATTCCACTGCTACCCAAACCCCAACCGGTGGGCAGGTCTATACGGTCGTAGTCATGCGAGGCGCCAATCCTTCAAGCTTGCCTGCGGCGATTGAATAATGAACTTGTCCTTTGGCTCAGCTCAAACGGCAAGCATTTACGATCACGCACGATCGGCGAATGTCTTTTGTGCCTACTCAGCCGCCGTCGCAGGCTTGCCTGCCTATACTGCAACCACCTTAGGGCCGATCCTATGGAACGGTATCTCAGGTAATCCGCAGGTCAAGGTGGTGGTCCTGGGAGTGAGCGTAACCGTAACGGTAGCCTCGGCGGCTGCAGTAGCGGTGGGCTTGGCATGGGGTAATGCCCAGCCTCTTGCCCCCACCGCCAACACGGCGGCCACTTTGGTCTCGTGCATGTACGCCAGTGGCAAACAGCCCTTGGCCAGTTCCTATATCTCAGGCACTGTCGCGCAGGCGGCGCTGGGTTTCATCCCACTGGTAAATCTCGATACAACGGCGCTCACGGCCCAGCCGATTGAGAATATGTGGATACCCCTAGACGGGATGATCGTATTGCCTGTGGGTTCCTGGTGCGCCCTGGCAGCCTCCGCTACGGCGACCACCTCCGCGCTTCAATATAGCATCGTATGGACGGAGCAGAAGTTCTAACCATGAAAGTCATGACAACCAAAGGTCCCATCGAGTGGGATCAGCTCTTTATCAATGATGTGGTGCAGACAACCGACAACGCTCGTAAAGTCGCCACTGAATACCATTTGAAGGGAAAACCATGTCCGCCTGAATGTGGCCAGTTGCACGACTCACCTGATTGCAGGCTCGTGCGTCGCGATGTGGCCGTGAGTATGTTGATGCCGCCGACGCAAACTGAAACGACGATAGGGGAGCTAAACTAGTGGCAAATACGACAGCTATCTGCACATCATTCAAAGCTGAGTTGATGCTAGGGGCC